AGTGTTGCGCCATCAATATCCTGCGCAAAAATATCACGCCAGCGCAGTGTTAAACTACCAATGTCGTTTGTTTCTGTAACACTTGGAACTAAACTACTGTCAAAGCGACCTGTTATTGTAACTGTGTCTGCTGTAGTATCGCCGAGGTCTACATTGCCATTTGCAGTAAGTGTGCCGCCTACTGTTACTGCACCTGTTACATTCAAGTCACTTGCAATAGTACTACCAATAGTAATAGCACCAAATGTTGCTGTGCCAGTTACGTTTAGTGTACCGCCAACTGTTGCGTTTGCTGTAACTGCTAAACTGTCAGGTGTTAAACCGCCAGTTACAGTGGTGGCGCCTGTTAGTGTAATAGTGCCTGTGCCCTGTGGATCAATAATTATACCACTGTTACTTGTATCAGTACTGATGGTACTGCCTGACATTTTAATGTTACTAAGTGCCACACCACCTAGTTCATTATAAACTTCAGTAAAGTTATCATTGACTTTTACAAATGCAGCGCGGAGGCTATCACCTGTTCCGTCATCTTGGTTAGTACCTACATTAATAGTTTGCTTACTCATGGGTACTACTCCTTAACTTACAGCGAACGCTGGTACTACATATGTTGTTCCGTTAACATTGATCTTAATATAAGTTGTTGGACTTGCTGGCAATGCACTTGCACCACCTGCTGCTCCTACTGACGACTGTGTTGCAACATTTAATCTAACTTCACCTGTGCCGTTTGGATCAAGGATAATGTTACCATTTGTGTTATCACTTGCAATGGTGTTACCTGTAATGGTAATGTTGTTGCCTGCTGATGCAGTACTGTATAGATACAGTTCATCAAAGTTGTCGTTGATTTTATCAAAGGCGGTGCGTAGCGGATCGCCTGTTCCGTCATTGGCACTACTGCCAAGATTTACTGTTTGTTTAGCCATGTGTGGAGCTCCTAAATTGTATTATGTATTTATATCCTAGTTTAACCTAGCCGTTTGCTAAATATTTTTATGATCATCGACTCTGCACAGGTAGTAACAAGATACCGTCGCACTCGCAATGGAGTGCAAGAGCAGTGTCGTACTACTCGCACTGTTTATAAAATAAGATGTGATGTGTGTGAAAGTGTGTTTACTAGAACCAGTAAAGAACTTAACCGTCGCAGTAGTGCGCACTGTTGTAGTATTTGCGATAGTAAACGGTTTGCACAAAAGCAAAGTGCTACACTGCGCCAATATAATAAATGGGATGCTAGTAGTAGTAAAACTATTTAAAAAAAATGGCACCCTTAGGTGCCATTTTAATGTGTAAATAATAAACTTGATTACAAGTTATGATTATTTGCCGTATGCTTCCATCAATGCTTCTGTCTCTGACAATGCTGGTACACTCAACAAGTTGTCTTTCTGTGACTGAATGTATGATGTAGTTGTAAGAATGTTACGATATACCTTTGCTGCTTCACTGTTAGGATTGTTTGCAAAGATGATTTGACCATCTGTAAACTCAGGATAATTTGCATCGCCAATTACATCACCAACAAATGGTGTGCCTTTAAGGTCGTTACGAACTGTACTTAAAATACATCCACTATTTCCTTTTACACGATTAATACCCTGGTTGACACTTGTGTAAAGATCAACGTCACCGGCTGTTGCTGCTTTATTTTTCTTGCCACCGCCGCGATACTGTTTAAATTCTACACCCGTTGCACCAATTGCTGAAAGACTTTTCTGCCAATATGCCTTTGACTTACCGCCAGCACCAAGACCAATTGTTACTGCTTTTCCGTTTTGAAGATCAGCTAGTGTTGTGCCTGCACCTGCAGGACCTACACATACGTTAAGTGGACCAACATATGGAATAGCAACTGCCTTCATCTTCATTGTTGTTGGAAGAACGCAACGCCCTTCTGTTGCGCCTGGATTGTAATCGCCTGTAAGCATGTAGAACAATACATCATTGTTTGATTCTTCAGTGTACTTAATAGCTTCAGCACATGACTTCATATACTGTACATTTACTTCAATGCCCTGTGCTTCCATAAGAGGCTTCATCTGCTGAATATGTTTGTCAGTAGATCCACCTGGCTTAAAATACAGCAACATATCAACGCTTGCTGCAAAACTTACTGCCGGAGCAGCGATTACCATTGTCAGTGCAATAGCCATTGTCTTTAGTAGTTTATTCATTAGTTTCTCCTGTTTTAGAATAAAATTCTATATGCTTCGTCTACAATTAATTCACTTACAAAGTATGCGTAGACAAATACATATTTTGCACTTGTTTGTTTTACAGCAAGGCCAATTGGCAATGTAAACCCAAACACCATCAAGGACATCAACATCCTCGATTCATTATACCCCAAGTATAACATAATGATTATACTAAGAGCAATTAAAAAATGATACATCCAATCTTTACAATTTTCGTAAACTTTGAGTACCAAATCAAAAAATACACCAGCCAACAACCAGTTTAATGTGTTGACTATAATTAATATTAACAATAAATTAGGCCAGTTGTCAATAAGCCATTCATAGCTATAACTATAACTGAAACCTTTTACTTCTGCTACGCCCATAAACACAGCTTCACTGAACACGATAGGCAAACCAAACATCAGCAATGGAATCAATACACTAATACTGCCAGCATTGTTTGCTGCTTCTGCACTCATCAAGCGGCGCAATTTGTGTGTATCATCATCATAAGTTCTGCTAAAACGTTCTTCAATATTGTCTGCTAGATTACTACTAGCAGTATATCCACTGCCAGGAACAAAACCACTTAAAAATCCAATCAGTGTTCCGCGGAGGATACTTGGATGTAGTATATATTTGCGTATATAGTAAAGCCGTTCCTTGAATGAAACTTTTATTGTTGCTCCAGTAGCTTGATCTCTTTTGCGAATACTCTCTAATGCAATAGGAACTAATAATAAACCACTGAACAAGGGAAACATAGGCACCCCGCCTTGAAGTTGCGTGATTCCAAATGTTAAAATGTCATAATCAAAGAAGTCATCATATCCTACTAAACTTACAATGATACCCAAAACCATAAACAAGCTACTCAGCAGTATTGTGCCACTGTTTATTATAAGTGCTGCACTGGTTGCAAGTAGCATAAAGAATACTACTTTACCTTTGAGCATCCACAACAAACTCTCAGGTGTATACATTACAATAAAACTTGTGGCAACCATACTCAGTAACACTGCAATGTAACTAGCGGTACTGGCACTGCCTAGCACTTCTGCACCACGTCCTTTTAGTGTTAGTGGATATCCATTTTTTACTGCAGGCAAACTAGAACTTTCACCTATTACACCAAATACACTGGCACTAACACTGCCATAATATTGTCCACTGTTTACAATGCCTATATAAACTGCCATCAACACCCATATATCAACCATGGGCAATAGCAACAGTGGATACAACAATAACATCAATGTTGCTGCACCTATACCAGGTAGCAACCCCATGATCATGCCTAAAAACATTCCCACGAACATTGCTGCTATTTCAAATAATGCTATTTCCAATATTTTTTCAACTCCAGCTTATTCATTATAATAACATACAAATAATATATGTCAACCATTTAGTTTTGCTCCACTAAATGTGTGTTGTTTACTATGTCATCACTGACTGGTCTAATAGGTATGGGTTTTTGATATATGCCGTGAGGGCCTTTTATTTTGAAGTTTAATAAATCATCGTCAATACTGTATTGCAGCATCTCTTTAAAAAAAATATCATGTATATCAGTAATATTAAAATGGTGTTGCATCCAATCTTTATATGCATCACCCAGTGGATTACCTCGCTTAAACGGACTAGTAGAAAGTTCTTGTGTAACAGCAAACTGGTTCATTGCTCTACACATTTCAACATAGTGTTTTGCAGCACTGTTTATCCAATTCCAGTTTTCTCCTGTGTATTTGTATTTTTCTCTACGCACAATATTTTCAATAGTTTTCAATTTGCACCATGCCATTTTACAGTGTATTTTAGGAGCATCATTGTCCATAAAAAATAATATTAGATCTGTATTATCATTGTGAAATTGAGACAGGCTTCCATAAGTTGTACTAACATGCTGTAAATGCCACCAATTATCAATTATTGTGAATCTTGGTTTTTCCATACCCATTATACATACACTGCGTTTTCCAATACTAGGAAGTACATATTTGTTTTTATCTACATCTGTCACAGCAAACTCATAGGCTGGATTTAAAGCATCCATTGTCCAGGTACCATTTAAATGTTCAAATTGTTCTATATATTTGATATATTTGTTTCTATTAAAACTGGTCATTGACATTTCAGAGTTGGTATCCTGGTTCAACCAGGACCAGCCCAATTGTTTTAATTGGTTTCCATATCCACTAGTGGTTAGTCCCCTAGTAATCCAGCTAACCTCATCCCTGCGTTGAGGACTATGTGCAGCCCAACTACTGGTTTTAAACATTCTAACATTGCGTATGCCACATCTTACAAAACTTCTTAAAATTGTGTGACTATCTGTGCCTCCGGTATAACCTAAAATAATATCATCATACTTTGCTGCAATCTGCCTAGAAAAATTATCATATAATTCATCTAGATCTTGATTAGGCTCAACTGTCCAATCCTGATCCCATATCCTGGGGGCATTAACAACAAACTCTAAACTTTGTTTTCTATCCCTAGAAAACGCACTCATAGCCTGATAGTCATTTTTGTAGGTGTTGTTTCCCACTGCAAAATGAAATTTGCCGTACCAAGAATTTTTATTGAAATTGTTCATGATCAGAATATGTTAAACTCGAATTATTAGTGATAATTGAAACTATATTATTTTAAATTTTCTTTGACTAGTTTAACATAGGGCAGGGCGTTATGTCTATAACAATAAAGGCTGTATGCCAAGCGTCCATTTATGTGCCCACGGCTGGGATTGCCGTTGTCAGTTTTATTTATACTGCGAAGCTCTCTCCACACCCACAACTGGCGGTGGCATTTGGATTAATTACTTTTAGATAGCTGCCGCCTAGTTCTTCAACATAGTCGATAGTGCAGCCTAGCACAAACATCTCCGCAATAGGATCAACATGTAAATTGCCCACTGTTGGCGCTAAGTCAGTTACATCCCACACATAAGTAAAGCCCGAACATCCACCGCCCTTTACACTCAAGTAAACGTTCGGCGCTCCGACTTTTTCAATATATTGTTGTGCTGATTCTGTAAGGTTTACCATAGTCATATTTATTTACTACCTTTGGTATACTTTTTCATTATATCCAATAACACACCTTTATCTTCCGCTTTCGGAGCACACATACCACACATACATCGCTTCTTAGCACATTGCATTAATGGAAGTTCGTCTGATTGCAATCTGTTACGGGTTTCTTCTATTAATGATTTGGCATTTAGAAGATTTCCTATAGGTTCAACCTTACCATTAAAGTTCATTTTACAATCTTTATTGACCCATACTGTTTTGTCATGTTGTTTGATAAACAGAAAATGATGATTGACCGAACAGTGCCAATTTTCAAAATTTGTTCTAGGTACCCACTTATTGAGTTTTTTTAAATTTTGATTTGTACACATTCTTCTTCCACCACAACATCCGCGACCACGTTCTGATATTGGCAATCCTTCTTCACCTGTATCAATTACTATACCATATTCTTTATTCCACCATTCAAGTTGTTCTTGACTGTACATAAATTTAAGAGATTCATTATCAAGTTGTCTTGGAGTATATTTTATTTTGTTTTCTTTACACCATTCAATCATTTCTAAGGCATCATTCCATTTTTCAGGATCAGGCATCATCATCAGTGGTATTCGGTGAGGTTTACCAATTGAAGCAATATTTAATACGTTCTGTTTTAATAATTCTTTTTGTTTGGGAAGTGCTTCACTGTGATAACTTATTGTAAAATTATCAATAAGTGGAATAATTTGTTTAAACAGTCTTTGACCTATTACAGCATTTGTAGTGGTTGTAATAGTTATTGGCCAATCATATTTTTTATGTCGTTCTCTAACTTGTTCAAGTATATCTAATATATCTGGATGAAATAAACTTTCACCACCATACACATTCAAAACGGCTCTTCTAGCCCATCTTGGTTTAGTTTGCATGTAAAGATCAGTATATTCATAAAAGAAATCTATGGATTCTAGACATTCATTTAAGGGAGGGTGTTTTGCTTTTGTCCACCGTCCACCATTAAATGGATCATTTTTACAATAACTACAATCTAGGTTGCATTTCATTGTAACTTCCCAATCAATAAGAAAGCTCATGATATTTTTTGGGTCAATTGCTGGCTCAACACTGTTGATCATGTAATTTCCTAAAGTTGGCATCCCGTAGGGGACTCGAACCCCTGTTGCCGGCGTGAAAGGCCGGAGTCCTAGGCCACTAGACGAACGGGACATAAAAATGCAAGCAGTTTTACAACCTGCTCAGGTTACCTGGGCACCATCCGTTCGGTTATTTTACCAGTGAAACGGAACACTGGACCGTGTTAGTGGTGGAGGTTAAGAGATTCGAACTCTTGACCCTCGCCTTGCAAAGGCGATGCTCTCCCGCTGAGCTAAACCCCCGAATATTTTTATTTTAGATCTGCTACATCTCGTGCAAAAGGACCGCTGTCAAGATTGCTAATTGCTTCGCTCTTGTTGTCCGCTTCAAACATTAGATTAAGACTTTCAAATTTCTTTGTCTCCCAATCCTCGTTTGAACGCAACTGGATATCAGTTGCTCCGTTCTCAAGTGCTAGTTTAAATGCTGCAATTCCTGCGTCTACATCTTTTGTGTAAACATCTACTGATACTTTCATTTTATATTCCACTTCTTGAATTAATTAGTGATAAAGACCCACTGTACACCGTTCTCACTTGTATCGGCAACAATGGAATTTCCTGCTTTGCTCCAGTCAATACTTGCAAGACTGACATCGTCGTGACCAAAGTTTACAATTTCTCCAATAGGTTGTGAGCTGTATACAGCTTGTGGTGCAACTGATGCAACTGATTCATCTTGAGTCAAGTAATGATGACCTGCTGCTAATGCTCCAAATAATAGTAATACTTCCATAGTCTTACTCCTTTTTAAAATTGGCGGACAGTGTAGGATTCGAACCCACGGAACGCTTGCACGTTCAAGAGATTAGTAATCTCCCGCTTTCGACCACTCAGCCAACTGTCCTATAATTTTATGAAGTTACAAAGTTTGTTGCTTCATAGTGTGCCGAAATAGCACGATTATTGATTGCTTGCTTTGCAATCTCTCTATTACAATTTGAGACACGCATAACAAACTTAATACTTTGTTCAGTGCTAAGATTCATACTAGAGGCTTCTTGTACTGCATATTCGATTTCGTTCATAGTGTTCTCCCTTAATTGTCTATACAGTATACTACCGTATAGTAGGAGTGTCAACTATTTTTTGTCGTATTTGGCAAAACTTTCTGTGTCTACGCCGTATTGTTCTACCCAATCCAATTGGTCAACGAAATCTTCATCATAGTCATTCTTTAAGATTTCTCTGCATGTGTCACAACCGCAGACTTTTAGTTGCGTGTATCCATCAAGTTCATAGAAGTTATCTGGTAGTGTTTTCATACAACTTAGTCCTTAACTAATTTATTGCACACAAGTTCTTTACCTGTGGGTGTCTTAAATGTAATTGCTGGAAGTTCTGGATCTACTTGTCTACAGTTAATTTGGTACCAATCATGTGTATCTATTTGTACTGCCACTGTATCAAAGAATTCTTTATTGTCAAAGGCAAATAATCCTGCCATTAGTGCTACTATAATCATTTTTATACTCCTCTCTAGGAGTATTTATAGAATGGTGCCTCTGGAGGGACTCGAACCCCCACTCTCGCGAACAGGTACCTAAAACCTGCGTGTCTACCAATTTCACCACAGAGGCTAATTTTTATTTAAAATACTTGTTACACATCTCGAGCATGTCATCATACTCAGCAACCTGTTTCATTTCAATTTCGATTGCTTCAATGATGTCACTGTGTTCGCCGATGCCTGCAGGATTGTGTAGATAAACCTCGATGTTAGCAACGTGTTTATCAATGTGTCCCTGTGCATGCGAACGAAATGCTGCTAATAATTTTTCACGCATTGTGTTTCCTTGAAAAAATGGTGCTGGCAGCAAGATTCGAACTCGCGGCCTGATGATTACAAATCAAC